CACACCAGGCGGACATCAGTTTGTTATGGATGATGGTACGCTACCTAACAGTGACACATGCTTAACTCCTGACAAAGAAAGAAAAGCCGGATTAAGTAAACTTACACGCTTTAGAAGTGCCGGTGGTGCTCAAATATTATTCCATGATGGCGTAGGAATTGTTTACATTATTAATCAAAACGGAAGCAGTTGGATTCAAATGGGCAGTGATGGTAAAATTGATGTGTATTCTGAAAGTGATATTAGTATGCACACTGAAACTGATTTTAATTTTCATTGTGGTGGAGATTTTAACATAGATGCTGATAGTATTAATATGAAAGCCAGAGGATCAGATGGTGCTACTATCGAAACTGCAACTGGAGAATTTAATTTACATGCAAATAAAGATATTAAATTAACATCAGATCTAAATGGACACATAAAATGTAGTGGATTTATTAGAGAAACTGCATCATTAATTGATATGAATGGTCCTGAAGCAACAGCCGCCACAAAAACCACTGCTAACAATCTCACAGTTAATAGAACAGTAAAAGAAAGTATTACAGGTAGAGTTCCAGAAGCAGAACCTTGGGGAGGACATGATGAGGAACAAGAAAACATTGGACAATGTGCTAGTCCTGACAGTAATTTTGCCGCAACTGATATTGATATGGCAAGTATTATGAATAATCAGCAACCTGCTCCTGAACAGACTACACAGCAAAAATCAAATACAAAAGTTGCAAATCCAAGACAGGCTTTTGGGCAAGCTCCTAATGCCGAACCTGGTAGACAACTTAGTCAGGGACCGAGATGACAACTACAGTTGAACAAAGATTTACAAGAAATTGGAGTGATTACACAGTAAAGGATCATACTGCATATCATACTGTTCTCAATATAGCAAATGTAACATCTAGTCAAAAAGCTATAGATTGTGCATTAGGTTTTTTCTCAAACTACAGTGGATTTGATACTACTGCATATGGAGAAGGCAACTATTCTACAGGATTGACAGAACAACAAGCATTTGATTTATGGAAAGAGGCTTATAACAAACAAGAAATACTTGCTAAAAGGCAATTAATATCAAATGGAATTGGGACAATTACTCAATCTGTTTATGATGCAATGGTGCTTTATCATTGGGCAACAGGCAAATTGTTTGAAGTATTTCATGGAAATACAATTTATGAAATATTACCTGTATTAAAACAAGGTAAGTATGATACTTTGGCTGATATGATTATAAACAGTCAAATTAACAAAACTTTGTGTGTCAGAATAGCAACTATTCTACGACTTGCAGATTATGGAAAAATTAAAACGAGAACATGGTATCGTAGTAATGGCGTATTTAAAATGCGTGATTTCAATGAAAAAGGTACATTAAACAATGATCAACTGTCAAGGGCAAGATTTGCTTACTTTGCCGAGACAGGAAACTTTTTGCCTAATACTCCAGAAGGACTAAGCAGAAAAATTGTTACAGATTATAACAATACTTTGGTCACACAAATTTTTACTTTTGATGGAGTAACAAGTTTTAGTCTGCTTGCTAATGCTAGTATGAGTCCGGTAGAAAAACTTTTAGTCACGATAAATGATGATATACAACAGCATTTCTTTGATTTTACTTTAGATGGATTTACACTTACGATTACAAAATCAATGAATACCGGTGATATTATAAAAACAACTATAAAGATTTAACTGAGTATTTAATTTTACCATAAATAATAGTATGGTAACCTACATCGGATATAGTACAATAGACAGCATAAGTGGTAGCAAAACATTAACAGATGTTAATATTGCCAAACGTGATTTATTAAATCATTTTTACACAAGACGCGGTGAAAGGGTAGGATTTCCTACATTTGGAAGTATACTACCTGATTTAGTGTTTGAACCATTAGATAGTGCAACAGAAAGAGAAGCATTAGATGATGTAAACAAAATTGTTAACAATGATCCACGTTGGCGAGTACTAGAAACACTTTTAAGTAAACCCGATGATCATACATTAGAAATTAAAGTTAGGTTAGAATACAACGACACAGGAACAGCAGAAGAACTGTTTCTGAGATTTATAGGTGAAGAATAATGGCACAAGGCGCAAGACAGGCTAGTTTATTTGCCGCAGAAGATTTTACAGTAGCATACGAAAGTTTTGCTCAAGCAAATCTACAAGCATACGATTTTGATACAATCAGAACTGCGATGGTAAACTACATACGAACAAACTATCCAGAAAATTTTAATGATTACATTAATTCAAGTGAATTTATAGCACTTATTGAATTGATGGCATTCTTAGGACATAACCTGGCATTTAGAGCTGACCTTGGTCAAAGAGAAAACTATCTTAGTACAGCAGAACGTAGAGAAAGCGCCTTGCGTATTGCTGAATTTTTAGGATATACACCTACTAGAAATGTTGTTGCTAGTGGTTATTTAAAAATAGATACAGTTGAAACAAATGAGGTAGTTTTTGATTCAAACGGAAACAGTTTAGCAAATGTTAACACACAGTTTGAAGATGCAACAAATCCAACAAGCTACCAGAACTTTTTAACTATTATGAATGCTATTTTTCAAAGTAGTAGTAAGTTTGGATCTCCATTTGCTACATCAACGACAGGAACAATTACAAATGAAATTTATAGAACAAATAGCACAAACAACACAGCTACAAGAGAATTTACAAATAAAATAAATGGTACTAATGCTACATTTAGTTTGTATAGTGCAGGAGTTGATACTGCAACAAGCACACTAATAGAAAAGATTCCTAATCCTTATGGTGCAGTTGACCTACTTTATAGAAATGATAACAGTGGATTTGGTTCGCCAAACACAGGATTTTTTATTGGATTTAAGCAAGGATCTTTAAATTTTAAAGACTTTGAGATCAACAACGGACTGCCTAATCTTTCAGTCGACATCAATGCTGATAATGTTGCTAATGGTCAAATATGGGTACAGAATGTTGACGAAGTTGGACAAGTGCAAAAAACATGGACAAGAGTTGATAGATTATATGGCGCAAGTGCAATGTTTAACGCAAGACAAAATAAAGTACGTGACATCTATTCAGTGAGTAGTAGAGAAAACGATCAAGTAAGTATTGTATTCAGCGATGGTAATTTTGGTAATATTCCACGGGGAATTATTAGAGTTTGGTATAGAACAGGACTTAACCTAACATATAGTTTAGTGCCTGACTCATTTAATCAAACTTCATTCAGTATTGATTACATTAGTGCTTCAGGTAATCTACACACTGCTAAGTTTAAAGCAAGTTTAAAATCTATTGTTAGTAACGCAAGTGAAAGAGAGACAGTATCTAGTATTAAAGCTAATGCTCCTAGATTTTTTGCTACACAAGATAGAATGATTACAGCAGAAGATTATGCAATTACACCATTGACTGCTAGTGAGAATATTAGAAAAATTAAAAGTATAAACAGAGTACACAGCGGGCACAGTAGATTCAGAGATATATACGACCCAACTGCAACCTATAGTGATGCCACACAGTATAGTGATGACATTTATCTTTATGAACAAGGTATTACAAAGAGAAGTGTTGTTAGTTTACCGTCAAGTTTAACTGGCACACAAATATATGACAAGTATATTAAACCTATGCTTGCTGATCCAGAAATATTTAATTTTTACTACAGCAGACAAGGATGGTCATCAACAACACATGATGCAAAGTATGATTTCAACAACACTATAGATGGAATTACATTTTTTAACTCCAGCGGTACTGAAACAAATGTTTTTAGATGGAATCAAATTACAAGAGGCAGTGATGGTTGTAGCGGATATTTTACTTACAATAGTATTGTACAAAGAGTTGGAGATACAGCAACAAATAGTTTAAAGAAAGCTGATATAAATGGGTTAGTTGAATTTATTGATTCTCCTTATAAAATGGGATATATTAGTGATGCTACAATAGTAAATGCAGGTAGTGGATACACAACTACACCTACAGTTACAATTACTGGAAAAGGAAGTGGTGCTACAGCGACCTGTACTATTGCCAATGGACAAGTTACTAGTATTGCAATTACTGACAGTGGTAGTGGATACGATCAAAGCACAAACATTTCAATCAGTGGCGGCGGTGGCACAGGTGCTCTTATAAAAGGCATTATTGTAGACGCAAAGACACAATGGGTAAAAGTAGATAGACTTTATAAAAATGGACTAGGTGATGATAATAGTGCAGGCAATCCAACAGGTATTGATAATACTGGTAAAGGTGCAATAGTGCTTAATGCAGTTGTTAGCAGTGGAGCAAGAGTAAGACGAATAGTTCCGAGATTAAGCACAGATTTAGATGATACAACTAGAACAAACGTAATATCTAAAATAAACAACAAAAATACTTTTGGATTACGATACAATGCAAGCTCACAGAAATGGATTATTATTGATAGTGCAAATCTTCCAGCTAATAGCACAACACTTAATTCAGTTGCCAACTGGAGTTTAGAACATGCAGGCGACGGAAGCAGTACTGGCATTGACAATAGTTGGGTCATAAGATTAAATCATGGCACATCAGAATGGGAAATGCTGACTAGAAGAACACAATACGTTATAGGAAGTGCAAATAAGTTGAAGTTTACTAATCTAAATTTTAATAACACATTTAGTAGTGAAACAAACAAACCTCTCAGAGATAATATTAAAATATTAAAGATCAATCCTAAGAGTGAATCTGACCCAAATCCATTGGGAAAAGATTACAAGTTTAATGCATACGGATACTTTACATATGCAGATGGCTACACAGATCCAAATAATATTAGAGTTACACTTGCTGATCCTGACAATGATGGTTATCCAAATGATCCTGAAGCATTCAGCAATATTGTAGGTAGTTCAACTATAAAGTTAGGAACAAAAACTGTAGATGGATTTAAGTATACAACAATAGATCCAGATAACGGAACAACAGTTGTAAGTGGTGTTGGAAATTTACATACACAATACAACAGAATAGCTGATTTGAATTCGTTGATTGATCCTAGTACAACTAATATTATTGATACATATGTATTATTAAACAGTTTCAATAATGAGTATAGGAATTGGGCACAGTATGATGGCAGACCAGAAACACAACCAAATCCTCCTACTATTAGTGAGCTAACAGATACATTTGAAAGTCTTAATACAAAAAAATCTATAAGTGATCAGGTAATTTATAGACCAGTAAAATACAAACTATTGTTTGGAGATTTAGCTGACGGCTCACTTCAAGCAACATTTAACGTTACAAAAACAAGTAATAGCACCATAAGTGATACAGAAGTAAAACAAAGAGTAATTGGTCTTATCAATCAATATTTTAATATTGATAATTGGGACTTTGGTGAAGATTTTTACTTTACTGAAATGGCGGCTTTTATACATAATAACATGATTGGTGAAATAAGTCAAGTAACAATTTCAAGCGTAAGCAATCCAAGTGATGGTACAAGTTTATTTGAAATTTCAAGTAACAGTGATGAATTGTTTTTACCGTTAGTAAAACAAAATAATATTACTGTACAAAGTTCATCTAATGCTAATTTAACAACTATAGGCGAAAATTCAACTGGCAACATTTCTGCAAGTAATGTTTCTGCAAGTTCAAGCACATCAGGCGGAGGCTACTAATGAGCGAACGTAAACCAAATACTAGTTTAGCACCTAATATACAGAGGCCAGGTGAAAGTTTAGAAAAAACAGGTACCAAACGTGTAACTGAACTGCTACCTGATATTCTTAAAACAACTGTAAACAAACAATTTTTTGATTCAACATTTGAACAATTACTGGCTAGTGGTAGTTTAGAATCTATTAAACATTTTGTTGGAGAAACTACAGGTGATGATGTTAGAGATGCGGTTCCGGCTGTAACTGATAATTATTTGCTTGATAATAGATCTAATGATCCTTATCAGTTTCAACCTGGAATGGTTACTAAGAATGAAGACAATAGTATAAGCCATGCACTAGCATATGATGACCTGTTAAGAAGTTTTGATTATAATGAAGTTGATATAAACAATCATCATAAATTCTTAGCTGAATTAGGATACACACTAGACTTACCTATTAACTATGATATGTTTATAAACTATCACAGATACTATTGGGTTTTAGATGTTATGCCGCCTTGCGAATTACAATATACAAGCGGATTTGATATGGATACAATCATTGGTGAAACATCCTATACAACTCCTGTGATGAAAAATGGCAGAACACTTACACTAGAAAATGGAATGAGAATTAAGTTTGCACCTCATACTGTTGATAGATTTACACAAACTAATAGTGCAAATACAACTTTTACAGCCACAGTGCAGAACGGAATTCAAGACTCACTTCAAGTATATAAAAATAATATAAGGCAAACTGTAACAACAGATTATACATACAATGCAACAACTGGTGTTGTGACCTTCACATCTGCACCTGCGGTTGATGACGAAGTAGAAATACATACATATTATACCTATAGCACATCAGGAACTTATGAAAATGATGCAATTCTCATAGTTGATGGAGTTGGAGATCCAAATGGTATAGTGCTAACAACACAATTTAGACCTGGACAATACGAAGGTAAACAAGGCAAAAGAGTGTGGTGTAATATTACAACCTATAGTGCTCAAGAGCCAAGTGGATTTGATCAGGACCAATATAGTTTTGATTTTAGACCATATGATCTCAGAGAACATAGAATGACTACAAGAGACTATACTTGTGAACAAAGACAATCACCAGATCAAAGTGCATGGAGTAGAAGCAATCTTTGGATACATGAAGAAACAATTAAAAATGCTTTGATATATCAAGGTGTAACAAATGATGTTTACACTTTGGACCGTTATAGAGCTGTAAGACCTATTATTGAATACAAAGCAAATTTAGAAAAATATAATTTTGGTAATAAGCATGTTGCAAATGTAGACCATGCATTGGAAAGTGCAATAGATCCAGCAACTGTTATAGTAGGACAAACAGATTTTAATGTATTTCCAATTGGTTTTAATACTGAATGGACAAAAAGAGGATATGACTTTGGAGAAAAAGTTAAAGTAACAAGTGGTGCAAGTCCTAATCTTGTAATTACATATTGGGAATGTGTAAAAGCACATG